AGATAAATTATATCTGTTTAAATATTGTCCGATTGTGTAATCGTAGCCACCATTAAATGATCTGATAAAGTATTCCCATTGATTAACATTTTCTTTGTAGTCTTTGTGGGTTTCAAATGCTTCGTCTCTTGAATATGCCATAATCTATTTCATTGTCCATCTTGTTGGTCTCGACTTAGGCATCTGAACAACTAAAGGTTTTAAGTAATCAATCATATAACCTAAAGCATCGTTAAGATGGTCGAATCCTGACTCCTTATCAGGAATATTAGTATCTTCTCGATAAGTCTGTCGTTGTAATCCTTTTATAATAAATTTACAAGAATTGGAAACAAAAATATGTCTATTACCTTTACTATCTTTAAGTTTTGAATTAACTGCATTGATTCTATCTCTTACTGCTGGATGTCTGCTTTTAACTTTAATTGTAAAACCAGCATTTTGTAAAATAGATAAATCTGTTCTTCCACCAGCAGATGTCTTTCTTTGCTTACAGGCTGGGTCAGGAAATATAGTTATTGGTATTTTATATCCATATCTATTTCTTATTTCTTCGCACATTTCGTCAGTATTAGAGCCATAAATAACTATCTCATCTACAATATAAATCTTATCTTTTTCTATTTGACCAACACAAGCTGACATTGGCGAGGTGTTAAAGTCCATACCAATAAAAAAAGGTTTATTATAATCAACAGGTTTATTAACTACTGAGTCTATTGGATGAAAATTATAATATATTGCTCCAGCATAATTCTCGAAAGTACCCTCAAACTCTTGTCTAAATGTTCTTTGATCTAAGTCTGATCTAGCTTGATTAAGTTCTTTCTCAGATACCATACCACCCTGTAAAGTAGTATATTGAAAACTATCCCACTCAGGGTCGGTCTTACCTTTAACAAACATCTCGTATGACCAGTTTCCATAACCTTTAGGTGTTCCACACATAAGCACACTACCAAGTGTATCTGATATAGATGCTCTTAATACTTCAAACCAAGTTCTTTTATCTATGTCAGCAAACTCATCTAATATTAAAAAGTTTAAACCTGTACCTCTAAGAGTATCAGGCATATCAGCAGACTTTAGTGATATTGTACTATTTGTTTTTCTAATGGTTATTGTAAGTGTGGTTTCGTTAATATCTTCAATCCAATTAAACTGATTAAGAACTTCTTTTAACTGACTCCAGCAAATATCTTTAGCCATCTTTAGTGTTGGTGCTACATACCATATTCTTTGATTTGGCTGAGACGCATATTTCATCATCTCAGTTATAGCAAGATATGTCTTACCAAATCTTCTACCGGATATTAATACTCGAAACCTTTTCTTCGATTGGCTTATTTGATGCTGGGGTTTTGTGAGTAGAATCTTCATAGCAATCAAACTTTATATATATCTTATGTGCATTTACTTCTTTTCTTCCAAGTTCCTCAGTTTTCTCAATAGCTTTTGTATAGCCATCTATCATACATGAATATACATCATCATACTTTTCTTTAAATACAAAAGGGTCGAGACACATATTCTGCCAACCTGAACACATAACAACAACTAAAATCCATTTCATCTACTTCTTCTTTTTGTAATATTTTCTGTGTACCTGAACTCTCCATGTCCAATGGAATATTGCTCTTGATACCTTTTCTAGTTTTTTTAACACCCAATCTATCATTGTTAAAACTCATAAATTATTTTAATTTTTCTATCCTTAGTATTTTGTTATCTGCATCTAACTCAGCTTTTACTTTAGAACACATATAAACTGCGTTGCTGTTCCTAGTTGCTATTCTTTTCTTTTCTAAACATTTGCTTATGCTTGGAGTCCAAGTCATCTCAACAAGTTTTTGATCTACACCTACAAACATCAATAAAGCTATAATTGTTTCCATTAGTGACTACCATTTCTTAATTTTTCTATTTGTTTATTTATATTATCTACTTGCTCTTTTAAATGATCTATATTGACTTTGTTGTATCTACTAGCTTCAATCTCTTTTTCTATTGATTCTATTTGAGATGCTAAGTGTTCTATTAACATATACATCTCCAGGTTCTTAGGTTCTTGTTCAGCTTTCTTTAGTAGGTCTGCCTGGAATAAGGTATCAGCTGTCTCTAGTGAGCTAATCCTCCCAGTCAAATTTGCGTATCCAAAGACAGCTCCACTAACTACAAGAATAATCCCAATTAAATTAGCAAGTGGTAATTGCAGCTTTGATTCTGAGCTTACTTTTATTGTGTCATTATCTTTTTTCATCTCCAGCTCCTAAGCGACCAATATGCAGGTGAAAGCGATTTTTGGCCACGAACTTTTTTGAGTACACCACCCATTCTAGCCATAAAGCTACGTTTTCTAGCTGGTATATGCTTTTTAATACTCATTGTTTTAGAACCAAAATTTACTTTCTGTACTCTACCTGTCCTTCTGTTACGAACAAAGACTTTAAATTTCTTTACGTCTCCTCGCATAATTTTGTTGAGTTTTACTGATCTACCTTTGTATTTAGCCATTTAAACTAAATATCATTTATTATCTACAAATGCACCCATAAAAATAACCAGAACCATCTTTCATCATGTGTAGATTGATTGGTGTGTCTAAATATTCTGTCAGTTCTAGTCTAAGAATTTCACATAAAGAAAAGCAGTCAACATCAGAAACAATATGGATATGACTTAACATTTCTTTTGTCACTTGAACAAGAGAGTAAGCTCCATCATTCATAATGATCAATTCCATTATCTTAAAGTCCTGGGTCTCCACTTATTGCAAACATAAGTGTCTTTTACACCTCTTGTTTTATACATAAAACAAAATCCATGCCTTCTTGAAAACAACCCACAAGAACCGCAGCTGCCCTGTCCTCTAGCTGCTAGTCTAAAATCTTGTGGCATCTTATGTGGTATAAACTCTCCATTAGGATAAAAGTTTGATCTTTTCATCTACCCTGGCCTCGGTATTTTTTGAAATTACGTCTGCGGTTTTTGTTCATTGAGCTTGTGTTAGGCCGCCTTCCGATAGACGTTCCTTTGTAAGTTTTCTCATAGACAACTACTTGTCCATAAACATTACCTTTTTTCTTTGCCATTTATCTCTGTAACATCTTCAGCTTTAGCTTCAATAATTAATGGCAATGGTTCTGTAGTAGATGTGGTATGTACTTTATCAACCATGTTAAGGTAATTTTTACTTAACCAGATAAGCAGCTTGTCATTACCTTTCATAGCTTTCTCATACATTTTCTTTCTTAAACTAGCTTTACCTTTATTTTTATTGACCTCAATTAAATCGGCAAATCTACGCTGCAAAGTTCTAGCTGACACACCTAAGATGCTGCCTAATTCTTCCTGGGTGCATCCTATTTGGCTAAGATTAGCGAGAACTTTTTGATCTATGTCTTTTGTAGGTCTGCCTAATTGTTTCTTAATTTTTGTCTTATTTATGTCAGATTCCATAATTTATATTTCTATCTTTTTTAACTCTTTTATGCAACCAATAGGAAATACATTTCTATCACTAAAACTTTCTTCATTATCATCATAACTTGCAAAAGTTTTTAAATGTTTTTTGTCTTTTGAGTAAACATAACCTGTTGTTGTCATAAGAGCTGGTTTCATACTATCAAACTCTTTTGAGCTAGCGTGGCCACTATCACCTAAAATATCCCACCACTTAATTTCATAAAAATAAAACTTTTTCTTATTTATTGAAATGTGTCTAAATTTTGACTTTTTTTTTGCCATTAATGTTTCTTATGTGTATTTGATTCAATTATAGCTCTATAGTATTCAAGCTGGGTTTTCAGCATTTTATTTTCTATTGAAAGCTTAATCAATCTTTTTCTGGCGAATCTAAATATTCTAAGTATTGCCTTCATATTCAACTATTGGCTCTTTTTTAAATTTATGCTTTTGGTACTTTTTACCATCTTTTTCCAATATTGTATAATGACCCCATTCTCCTATAGTTTTATACCCACTATTCACATCTTTGGTTGACCCTATACTAATAGATTTTTTAGTATCTAGTGTATTAGTATCAGGCGAGAGCTGGTGTTGAGGTGGTTGCTGCTCCTCCAGGTACTGATATTTGTCATAATTTAAGCACTCAATTATACTTACTTTTCTGCTAGGGTGGTTAGCGGTGGGTAAAAGGTGGTGTATTCTTACATTGATCATCTTT